ATTGATACTTATCAAATCTTTATTGTCTTCATATGCGGTTTCAAATCTTTCTTCGCCAACCTGTTCCAATGTTGGTATCAATGTTTTATCTTCAAAATCACTCAGATTTAATTCAAACGGTTCATGTATATCTTCTACACTCTCATTACCGCTCATGACTTCATCTGCTGTTTCTTCATCTATGTTATAGTCATCCCATAAAAATAATAATGCCAATGTTATCGGTGTTTCGTATTTATCCAACATATTACGAATACGTTGTAGTGCATTTTCACCCTTTTTACTTCTATCGGGCTTGCGTATTTTTTCAAATATTCTCTTTGCTTTTCTGAATGTAAACATATATTATTCCTCTTTGAATTCACTCTTTTCGGGTGCCGTCCCTCCATTACCTGAGTAATCTGCACGTTCAGGCAGCTTTGCGGCATCACGAAGATAATCTTCAAGCTGTTCATCAGGTGATATAAATCCTGCACTTGAAACTTTTTGTATAAAGTCACCAAGCTCACCGATATTTCTATTTTCAATTTCGCCATGAATTATCGTTGGATAATCAGTAATATCTTTAAATGCCTCACCATTCATATCTATTAAATCGGGAATAGCTTTATTGTTAAACACTTCTGCTATCATATCAAGATACGCACCGATTGCCACTGAAAACATCTGCGACTTGTCACTGCCGAGATTATATGTTCCTGTACCCTGATGTCCAAGCAATATGAAATCTGCAAGTACCGTCATTGCAATTCGTGTATCATATCGTTCAATAATAGCATTTGTATCAAAATTACGCTTGCCACCGCTCGTGAGTAGCTCTAACTTCCACCCTTCAGGCTTTACAACTCCCTCCAAAGAGTCACGACGTATACTTTTAACATATCGTTCCGCTTCACGTCTTGCACTGACCATGTTTTTATCATCATTATCCCATATATCAACACCTTCAGGCGCAGTCATTACAGGTAAACCTGCTAAATCACGTTCAATTCCTATACCTTCAATTTCTTGTATTCGCTTTTTAAAGTACCAAGAGCGGTACGAATTACGCAATATACTGCGTCCTTCGGGGTTTCCTTTACTGCTTTTCGTACGGAATAGCAATAATTTATTTGCAGGAATTGTGATTAAATCAAACTTCGGCGGTGGCATTTGCGTTAATCCCAACAGATTATCATTATCATCATATTCCCATCTGTACAAAGTTTCCTGTGAACGTATCGGTAACTTCTGCCACCCTATTCGACCGTCATTATATTTACTGTTCAGACGAATATCTTTTTTACGTCCCATTCGACGCTTATATACAATTTCATGTGCACTCCACCCGTATGTCAACATAGACAATATTTCTGATATTGTGTCAATCCACGTTTCAGTCATATCATTCATACATTGCCACACAAAATCAGCCGCTTCCTCGTCCGCTGGAGTATTGCCGCCCGGTTGAGTGTCCCATGAACAACCTCGTATTAGCATATCAACCGCAAATAAAATAGCTCCAACTACATCATCATTGTCAGCCATTTCACGATATGTTTCTATACCCTTTTTTCCTTGCAGTTCTGGTAAGAATTCTTCGTAAAAAATTCCGCCTGTACGCTTTTGACCTGCACGACCAAACTCTTTCATGTAACCCATATTTCAGTCACCTCATCATCCATTCGCTTTCTTTTTTCAGACCGTCACTGATATTTGGCATACTGCCTGTGTATTTCTTTATCTTTCCAAGATATACCGATAATGCGGCGGCATCTCCTCTGTCGGGTGATTTTAATCCTCGTTTTTTCATTTCGTCTTTGCCCTCAATCTCAATCTTTCCGTTTGAAGCTATTCTATATTTTCGTGTTGAAAGCTGTGCTACTGTATCAGCGTCATCTTCCAATTCAATTTCTTTATGTTCGATTAATTCTTTCAGGCACGCCCACATATGTGTTGTAAGGTCATTATAATACTCTGCCGCCTCTTTACCTGCCTTTGTATCAGTTTCAATTTTTTCAGCAGCATTAATAGGAACAACGGCTAATCTATATAGCTGTTGTTCCTTTTTGACTTCTTTTAATCTATCCGTCACGCCGCCGCCTAAGCCCGTATCATCAATGTTGACATATATTTTCCCTCTGTATTCGGGAAATTCATTGATTGTTTTTTTATATATTCTTATAACGTCACCAGCAGTCGCCATCAAATCTTGACCTTTACGCTCGGCCATGATTTTTAATCTTCCTTGCGCATTACGATATATAATAGTTTCGTCATTTCCGAAACGAGCTATATCTACACCTAATATAATATAGGGTAATTTATTGTTGTCGGGAAGTTCATACAACTTACTACTGCACTGTTCAATTATAGAGAGCGGTATAAATACGTCATCTTCTTGTGTTGGAAATTCACCATATACACGAACACGAACAACATTGCTGTCCTTGCCGTATTTCTTTTTCAGGTTTTCTATATTCTTTTTATTTACCCTCGCCACATTCTCGGAATTGACCGTATGACATTTATATAATGCTCTGTCTACCGTGTGGCTGTCATAAAACACGCCAGAAGTCTTTGTCGGATTTCCTAACATCAATAACTTGTTATTTTCACCTGACAATGTACCAAGTATAGCTTCCATAATGGTGTCAGCAACACCTGAAGCCTCGTCTACTATGAACAACATATTATCTTCGTGAAAACCTTGCATATTTTCGGGTTTTGTTGCCGTTTTCGCCACCGCAAACCACCGCTTATCGTGACCTTTCATATAAACATATGTCTTTGTCCATTTCAATATTTTTTTCAGCACAGGGCTTTTTTCTTGCCATTTTGCAACTTCTGACCACAACACATCATTCAGTTGTTGCTTGGTTGGAGCCGTTGCAACTATTCTCGGATATGAAAAACAGCTTAAAAACCACAATAGTATTATCGCTGTTATAGCTGTCTTTCCCACACCCTGCCCCGATTTTACAGTAATACGATTATCGGTAACTATATCGCAAAACACATCATTTTGCCATTTGTCCGGTATGAATTTGAACATTTCCCATGCAAACAGTTTTATATTTTTCCTGTAAAGAGGAATACGCTTTTGAAATATCTCAAGCGTTTTAGTCATCATCCTCACACCCCTCTACTGCTTTTATCCAATCATCTATTAATTCACTGTCACCATCCGTTGCCTTTCCTGCTCGAATTTTAGCCAATGATTCAAGTGTTTTGATTTTCAACTTTTGTACCC